ATTACAAAAGCAACACTATGCCTACTCAGATCTCATTAGAGTGGGGATGGATTAATCAATGGTATCAAGGAATAAAGATAGGACCAGACATCTACCATATAAAACCTTACAAATTATTAAATTATTGTCCTATAATAGGAACTATTCATGAGGTGAAAAATACAGAGGCTAAATCTTTAGTAGACCTTATGAAACCTTTCCAAGTGCTGTACAATGTTTGTATGAACCAGCTTTATAAACTTCTTGAAAAGGAAGTGGGTAAAGTGTATTTAACATCCATAAGACACGTTCCTATTCCAAAAGATGGGGATGCGCAGGATGCTTTAGATGTTTGGGAAATGGAAGCAAGAAACAGGGGTATAGTTTTTATAGATGATAGTCCTGAGAATTTAAAATCTCCTAGCTCTTTTAACCAGTTTAGAGATATAGATCTTACACGTACACAGGAAATTCAATCTCGTTATCAGCTTGCTATGCAACTTAAAACTGAGTGTTGGGAATTAATCGGTATGTCTAGACAAAGAATGGGTTCTATATCTGCAAGTGAATCTGCTACAGGAACTAATGCAGCACTTACTCAATCTTATTCCCAGACAGAGCCATTATTTGTAGCCCATGAATATGTATTGGGCCAACTATATCAAGCAATCATTGACGCAGCTTTATATGTAGAAAGTAAAAAACCACAATCCACCCTATCATACATCACTTCTGAAGGAGAATCTGCTTTTGTTCAGGTGAATGGATCCGATCTTAAGTTTAGAGATATTAAAGTGTTTTTAACTAACAGACCAGAAGATCAGAAGTTGTTTAATGAGATTAGAAGTCTTTCTCAAGCTGCTCTTCAAAATGGTGCCAGTCTTCATGATGTTATTGAGTTGTATTCTACAAACTCTGTTAGACAGATGAAGAAAGTGTTTAAGACGCTTAAAGAAAGACAGGAACAAATGCAAGACCAACAAATGCAACAGCAGCAGCAGCAAATGGAACAACAGCAAGAACAAGCTCAAGCTGCCCTTCAACAGGCCCAACAGCAGCATGAAGAAAAACTTGCTCACGATGATTACCAAAAAGAACTTGATAGACTATCTAAAGAGAAAATTGCTATCATTTCTGCTACAGGATATGGTAAAGTGGAGAGCGAAGATGTAAATCAAAATGCTGTACCAGATGTTTTAGAGATGAGTAGACTGGCTGCAGAACAAGTGAGAACCACTAAAGACTACGAAACTAAAATGGCAGATATAAATGCTAAGAACAGATTGGCTAACCAAAAACTTCAAGTGGAAAGAGAAAAACTTCAAGTGGCCAGGGAAAATCAAGCAAACGATCTTGCTATTGCAAAAGAAAATGCAAAAGGTAGAGCAAAAACTAAAAAATAATGTTTGATAAATTAATAGACCTTCTTACACAATGGTGGCTGGAAATATCCCCAGCCATCATTATTAGGGACTATGAAGAAGCTGTCCTTTTAAGACTTGGTAAATATAGAAAAAATCTATATCCAGGATTTTATTTTAAAATACCTATAGTGGATGAAGTGATTGTACAGCATGTTGTTGTCACCACATTAAGCCTCTCTGCCCAGTCTTTATATACTAAGGACAAACAAAACATTGTTGTCAAGGGGGTGATTAAATATAAAATAGCAGATGTAAAGACATTTTTATTAGAAGTGTTTGATGCTCAAGATGCTATAGCAGATATGTCACAAAGTATTATAAAAAATGTTATTATGTCTATGACTCTTGATGAATGCACAGATGTTGAATTAGATAATATTCTCACTAAAAAAATGAGAGTGGAAGCAAAGAAGTGGGGAGTGGAAATACAACAAGTGACACTAACAGACCTTGCTCCTATCAGAAGTTTTAGAATATTAAATGATACAATAACAAATAAACTTGATTAGAGTAAAAATGATTAATGCTATATTATCAGCAAAAATGGTCCATATACATCATATAGTCTTTGATATTAAGTTTATATAATATACTTTTACATCTGAAAACCAACTAAAAAACTACATATGGCTGAAAATCTAGATAGTCCATCTTTTAATTTTGGGATTGAGAACACTATGGAAATGGGATTGGGTAATGCAGAATTACTTAATGATCTTATGGGTGCAGAAACTTCCACTAGTAATCCTGATGATATTAAAGATATTAAAGAGGAAGATCCAAAACCTGCTTCCCCCAAAACTACTGTAGATAAACCTAAACAAGAATCTCCTAAAGAAGACACAGAAGAAAAGACTAAAAAGTCTTTACAGGATTTTTTATTAGGTGGAGATGATGATGAAGAAGAAACAGATAGTGATGAGCCTCCTACTAAGGCTCCTGCAAAACCAGAAGAGGCTGACAACAATGATGGAGAAGAGTCTGAAGAGGTTAGTCAATTTACAGCATTATCTAATGACTTATTCAAACTTGGTGTATTTACTAAGGAAGATGGAGAAGATGATGATGTAACAATTTCTACCCCAGAAGAATTCTTAGAAAGGTTTAATGCAGAGAAAAAGAAAGGTGCTATTGAAGTGGTAAATAACTTCATTGGTCAATTTGGTGAAGACTATCAACAAGCATTTGATGCCATATTTGTAAAAGGAGTGGATCCTAAAGAATATTTTGGTGTTTATAATAATATACAAAATTTTGCTGAACTAGATCTTTCAGAGGAAGCTAATCAAGTGGCAGTGATTAAACAAGCATTAGCTGATCAAGGATTTGATCCTGAAGATGTTACAACAGAAGTGGAGCGTTTAAAGAACTATGGTGATCTTGAGACTGTAGCTGCAAAACACCACAAAGTACTAGTAAAAAAAGAATCAGCAAAGCTTCAACAAATGGAGCAAGAGAACGAAAAAAGATTACAACAACAACAAGCGGTTAAACAACAATATTATAATAACGTTCAAACTATTTTGCAAGATAAAGTGAAAACAAAAGAGTTTGATGGTATTCCAATTAACCCAAAACTGGCTGGTGAACTACAAGATTTCCTATTAGTAGATAAGTATAAAACAACTTCTGGCGAAACTTTAACAGATTTTGACAGAACAATTCTAGAATTAAAAAGACCAGAAAACCACGAAATGAAAGTTAAAGTGGGTCTTTTATTAAAAATTTTAGAAAAAGATCCTATGTTATCTACAATACAAAAAACAGGCCTCACCAAAAAGTCTAATGAATTGTTTGGTGAAGTGGCTAGACAGGTGACAAAATCTGCTGTTAAAACAGGGAAATCAGCCAGTGCTACAACATCATGGTTTCAATAAACAATTTATACATTTAAATTAAAAAATAACACAAATGGCAATTCAAACTATTCCAGGTTTAACTGGATTTACTTATGCTCGTGTGGCCTCTATGGACAAACGTGCTGTTGGTAAATTAACAGATTCTAACCACTTGGAAAGCTTTCACTCAACTGAGCCTGCTGATTATGATAAAAAAATCATCAGCTTATACACTCAGAGCTCATTGTACAGCAATGACTTTTTGGATATGATTAATAAGAGCACTCCTTATTACATCGACAATAACAGTGATGCTTGGAAGTGGCAAGTACAAGTTCCTTACAAATTTCCTAAAATCATTGATGTTCCAGATAGCACAATCAATTTGAGCAAGCCTGGTATTGATGGCCAAGAGTTTTCTCTTGTATTAGACACAAATGAGTTCTCTAAGAACGCTATTGTTTCTGTAGGATCTCGTCAGTATGGACCTCGTTTCTACGTAATTAAAGATCCTGTTCCTTGGAACATGGGCTACCTTTACACTTTCACTTTAGTAACTGACAACCCAACAGTTGATTTCGTAAGCTCTACCTTCTTACAGACTGGTATTGAATTGGAATTAGTTGATGCAGCTATTGGTGAATTTGATCAAGATCTTTTAGGTCTTCCTCGTTTAGGTGAGCAAATCACTATGTTTGAATCTTTAGGTTCTGCATATGGTTATGAGCACAAAATCACTGAGTGGGCTGATGACAAAATGATGAGAGATGCTTCTGGTAAGCCTCTAGACATTTTAGTATATGCTCCTCAACGTAGAAATCAACTTCCTTTAACTCGTAATGATGTTAAATGGGAACCATTTATTGAATTCTGGATGCGTAAATCTATGCTTGAGTTGAAAGTTAAGCGTATGATTTGGAGCAAACCAGGTACAGTGAAAACAAACGGTTCTAAGCAAGAGTTGAAGCGTACATCTGCAGGTGTTTACCACAGAATGCGTAACAACGGTAACTTAGTACAATACAACCGTGGTGAGTTCTCTGCTAACTTAATCCGTTCAGTTTTTGGAGATCTTTTCTACAGACGTGTGGATGTTAAAGACCGTAAGGTTAAAATGTACACTAACGAAGCTGGTTTTGATGTATTCCAACAAGCTTTAAAGAATGACGCTTTGAATAGTGGTCTTACTTTCATGGCTGATTCTGGAAATCGTTATATGCAAGGAGAAGGTCAACACATCACTTACAACTTTGCTTTCGATGCAATGGTTACTCGTGAGACTGGTCGTGTTGAACTAATTCACTTAAAAGAGTTAGATCTTCCTCAATCAAACTTAGAATTTGGTCAGAACAAAAAGAGCACTCCAGTATTCATGGTGTTTGATGTGTCTCCAATGTCTGATGGTTCTATGATTAATAATATTCGTGAAGTGAGAATGAAGGGTGCACCTTCTATGACTTGGGGATATATTGATGGTACTCGTCACCACTTAGGTTTTGCTAAGTCTCAAGGTATGAGTTCTGCAAACAAATTCCCTGGTTACGAAATCTGGATGAAAGATCGTTGTGATGTATTCATCGAAGATTTATCTCGTACCGTTTTAATTGAGGAAATACCACAATTCTAGATTCCTCCTCTAAGAATAGTATTCTTAGACTGCTTCCAAAAGAAGTTCATAAATTCAAGAAGAGAATGCCCCCCACTTCAGGGTGGGGGAGCTCTTCTTAAAATACAGATGGATGTGTTGGGGTGTCTCCCAGCAGCATACTCTTCGATGAGAACCATCTGCTAAAAAACCAAATAAAAACTACATATGGGTAAGATAGGCAAAATTTCAACTATTAAGAAAGACTACAACAACTCTCAATTGCAAACAATGCAGGGAGGGCTTTCTCAAAAAGGTATGACAAGGATTCCTGGTACAGGTGTATTTAAGTATCCTTATAAGGAACTTGATGGACAATATAGAACAGGGCTTGATCCTAATGCTGCTTATATTCGTAGAATTTCTGATCCTTTAGAAAGAGAGATGGAAGTTGAACGTGTAACAGCTCTTAAGACAAAGCTTGAAGCAGCTCTTGGAGATGTTAATCTAGGGTCTAGATCTAGTTTCTGGAACTATGGATTGTCTACATCTACAGATGACACTTTACATGTTCAACCTGTAAAATTGTTAGATGGAGATAACTATTTTGATTTAGCACAACCTTTACAAGAATTAGCTTTCTCATGGTTAAGAGTACATCCTACAATTGCATCCTCTTATCAAGCATGGGAAAGAGGAGAATTTGCTGCAGAAACACAATTTTATGTAGCAGATGATGAGATTGAAAATGCTGTTATATTCAAAAAGAAACAACTTATCAACAAAGCAATTGTCAAGTTTGACTCTATGACACCAGATAAAAAGAAAAAGGTGGCTAGATTGTTAGGACTTCCAGTTACAGATGATACCAAAGAAGAAGTGGTATATAATCTTGTAGACAATGTTTTAAAACAAACAGAGTTCAAAACAGGTAAATACCAAGGATTAACACCAGTTGAAGTTTTTAATAGATTTGCAGATATGAAGGAAAATCTTCTTCACATTAAAGATCTTGTTAAACAGGCCCTTACCCATTCGATTTATAGAGCAAAGGCAAATGGAAAAATTTACGAAGGTGAATTTGAAGTGGCAAAAGATGAAGACGATTTAGTTAAATTCCTTGCTGATGACGATAATCAAGATGAATTGATTACACTAGAACAAAAAGTAAAAACTAAAAAATTAGCTTCTGTATGATACCCGTAGATAGTTTATTATATAAAATTGATCAGAAACTAAATAAACTATCAACAAATGATCATCAGGAGATTCCTTTAGAAGATAAAATATTAGCTTTAAATGAAGCTCAAATAAAGCTGATTAAACAAAAGGTTGATGGATTTAGTACTGTTTCTGGACTTGGATTAGATTCTTTTAAAAAGAGATATGAAGATTTACAGAGTCTTGTAGTACCTTATAACAAGGGCAAACTTGATCTAAAAATCAAAAATATTGAACTAAATCAATGGTCAGCTGATATTCATAAATTAGATCCAAAATACATGTTCTATGTTGATAGTTATGTCATAGCTGACAAGGGAATATGTAAAGATAGAAAAATATGGATTAATAGAGATCTTGCTAAACACGGAGACCTTTCTTTAATTTTAAACAATGATCACTATAAACCATCTTTTGAATATCAGGAAACTTTTAATTTTTTATCCTCTGATGAGATTTCTATATTCACAGACGGAACATTTACACCAAAGGATATATACATTTCTTATATGAGATACCCAGTGTATATTGATAAAGAAGGATATATAAAATTTGATGGCCAAGAATCAATAAATCAAGATTGCGAACTTGAGACTTATCTGGAGGATGAACTTCTAGATCTTACAGTACAAAATCTTGCTATGTACACAGAAAATGCTGCAGCAATGCAGAGTGCTCAATATAGAATACAAACAAACGAATAGTCAACAATTTAAATTAAAATAAAATGGCGGATTTTTCATTAACTACGCTCTTTGTGGTTCCAGTAGGAAATACACTACCTAGCCCTGGTACATCCACACAAGATTTGACCGCAGGTCAATTTGGTATCTTTAGAAGCGATTACAGTGTTGCAAATGCTGGAAATATTGCTGATAAACCTTATTTTTATCTAGCTCAAGGTAGAGTGAATACTTACCTTCAGGGCAGTAAACGTTCAGACAAAATTGCTGGTTGCTTAGAAGGTTCTTGTAGAACCAATGTAACAGAATGGTACAAAGTATCAGGATGTCCTACTCCAGCAACTCAGATCACTGATGTTACTGATTTTAATGTAAAATGTGGTGATGTTGTAACGCTTACATTGCGTGCACATTCTAGCTACATTGATACATTATATTTCAATGGTTTCACTCGTTCAGTGACTGTACAAGCTCCTTGTTGTGATTGTGGTGCTGATCCTTGTGATACAGTGGATACATCAGCTTTAATTGATCAGTTTATTGTGAAATTAACTGCATCTGCTCCTGGTATCAACCCTGATAACATTAGCTTCAACACTTTCTACACATTTGAGAATGTAGGTGGAACTGTTTTACGCATCTCTGCTAAGCCTCTTACTAAGTATGGCCAGCCTTGTGATGTTGCTGCATTTCCTTTTGAATATGACAGAATGTACTTCCGTACTTTCGTTTATTCTGGTCCTGCTACCACTGCTGACTTTATTGTTGCAGACAATTGTAACATTGTAGCAAATGCTGTTGTTGTTCAACGTGCTTCTTACGCTACAGGAACTTCTGAAGAGATTAAACAACTTGAAAAGAATTTCTATAGCTACCAAGCTGGATACTTGAAGCATTTATACAGAATGGTTGGTTACAACGAAAACTTTGAAAGCTGGGTTGTAGATGGTACAAACTATAATACCTACTACATTAAGTTTAATGAGTTTGATAAATCAGGATACACTTGGGGTGATTACATCCATGAAGATAACATGGTAATAATTGCTGCTGGTCCTGGTGAAAGTGCTGGAATCGAAACAATTCTTGAAGCTGCTTTAGGACTTGTTGTAGATAACAACACTTGTATCACAACTACAAGTACTACCACTGTAGCTCCTTCAACAACTACAACTACTACCACTTTAACTCCTTAGTAAGTAGAATCATATAACCTGTGCCAGAGGGTGAGAGGATGAATCTCAAATCCTCTGGCACTATTTATTTTAAGAATATGCCAGATTTAAAATTAGATATATTAGTTATTCCAACATACAATACACTAACTCTTGGTGTTGCGGATGCTTCAACATATCCCACCGATCCTCCTAATGTAACTGCACCCACTATTGAAATAACAGTGCCTGGGTTTGGTATAGTTTCTTTACCGTTTAATGTAAATGATTTTAATGTATTTAATTCAGCTTCTTTAGGACTTAGCGTTGTAGGAGATCCTCTTTTACCTATTCCTGATGGTATTTACACTTTAACATATTCGGTGGCTCCTGCGTATGAAAACAATGTCACAAGAACAATTATTCGTGTAGAACAGTTACAGGAGAAATTTGATAGTGCTTTTATGAAGTTGGATATGATGGAATGTGATCTTGCTATTAAAACACAATCAAAAGTGCAATTAAATAGTATATATTATTTTATACAGGGGGCTATAGCTGCTGCTAACAATTGTGCTGTAGATGTAGCAAATAAATTATATCGTCAGGCTGACAAAATGTTAAACAATTTTATTAAATCAAATTGTGGTTGTTCTGGTAATAATTACATAAATAATTTTTATTAAAATGGCTAATTGTCGTAATTGTGGATTAAAAGTGGGGTGTGGCTGTCAATTAATAAATGGATTGTGTTCAGCCTGTAACAATAAACTTAAAACAGTCACTAAAAGAATAAAAAATGTTATCTCCAAGATTAACCAATTGTATTGATTGTACAACTATACCAGTACTTTTAACTGATATTGATTGTAAACTAACAGATTTAGCAAAAGATCAATATAATAATATTGTTTTTTCTTTAAACAATAGTATCCCAGAAGTTGCTATAGGGGATCTTTTAAATTATAAAAGAATTTTAACATATAAGTTTTGCAATCCTGATTATGCAAGCAAATATACAGTGGCTATGATAGCTAGTAAAATAAAAATATTAATTCATAAATAAATCAAATAATGAGTTGCTCAAATTGTTATAACGGTTGTGTAGAAACAATTTCCGACAGATGTGTTAGATACACAGGAGAAAATGTTCCTATTTTAGCTATAGAAACAGGAGATACACTTCTTTCTGTAGAACAAATTTTAATTGATAAAATAATATCTTTTTTAGATGGAACAGGTATAAATATTACAGTGGATCCAAGTGCTTATTGCATCTTAGTCACTAAGTATTTAGCCCCTTGTTTTCCAGAATGCGGTACTCCTACTATTGTAGATCTTTTTACAGCTTTAGTAAAAGCAGCATGTGACTTACAATCTCAGGTGGATGTAATTAATACAGCACTTATTCCCCCTACATATGATGTAGATTGTTTATCTGGAGTGACTTCTAGTTCAACCACTGCTCAAGTGTTACAAGCTGTAATAACAAAACTATGTGAATTCGGTGTTGATCTTGAAGCATTAGCTCTTGACGTAGATACAAATTATGTAAAACTTGCAGATCTTAATAGTCTTATAGCTGCTTATCTAGCCAGCCAAACTGGAAGTACACAGCAATATGTAAAAATGGTTCCTTATACTATGATGCAGTATTTTGGGCCTCTAAGCTATTTCGATTCTACAGGAGCTGGTTTTGAAGCACAAGGGTGGGATAAAGTGTATTTATGTAATGGATTAAATGGTACACCAGATATGAGAGGAAGAGTTCCTGTTGGAGCAATTGCCTTAGTTCCTGGAGGTGCTTTAGATCCTGCTGTAAGCCCTGCTTATGCTGGTAATCCAAACTATGCTTTAGGAGATGGTGGAGGTGCAAATACAATAACACTTTCTACACCACAACTTCCTGCTCATAGTCATACAAATTTAGCCACTTCTTTAGTGACTGATCCTGGTCATAAACATATAATTAATAATGGTGAGAGTTATAGTGGGCCACCAGCTAGTATAATAGGAGGTTCAGGATCTTCAGACAGTGATATTCCAGTAGATACATCTACATCAACAACAGGAATAACTGTAGCTACCACTGTAGCCATAGATAATACAGGAAGTGGTGCAGCTCATGATAATATTCAACCCGTAAGAGCTTGTTATTATATTATGTACATTCCTTAATATTTTAAATTATTAATATATGTCTTGTTTACCAGGCACACCTTGTTTTGAAAATACAGTGAATGCTTTCTATCCAAAAAAATGTGATAATGGATGGTTTAAAGGCTATCCAATAGCTGCCACTGATGTTAAATATAATGGCCCCAATTTACCAAATTCAGGGGTGGATACAGGAGATAGTCTTGTTGTAGCTTTGGAAAAACTAGATAATACTTTAGATCCTTATACAATAGCACAACAAACTTTATATATGATTTTTCAAAATACAGATCTTATAGAGAGTTTTTGTACATTAACAGGATTTTGTGTACCTACAACTACCACATCTACAACCCTTCCATTATAAATTGTTAAAAGTCTCGTTTATTGGTTTTCGGGACTCCCCTCAAGATTTTTCTTGGGGGGTTTATTTTATAACCATTTTAGTT